TATTTTAAAATGGCTTGAAAAAAATTATGGTTTTGGTGGGATGGAATATTATTCATATGAGCAAAATGAAGCTATTTTGAAAGCTTTGAAACAAATTTTAAACAATGTGGGGTCTGTTGAATTAGATTTCTTAGGAAAATTTTTAATTAAACTTAGTGAAAATCCAAAACATGCAAATAAGCTTTATGAAGAACTTGAGGAATTAGGATACTAAAACCTTTATTGGGCTGGCTGGTCCCTTTTTTTTATTTTGTTTTAAGTCTACCTATTAGGGATAAAGACTAAGACTAAGAAAAACTTAATAAGGGGGTAATAAAATGAAGGTTTTAGAACTTTTGAGAGAATGGACTTGGAATAGTGTTGAAAAGGAGGAACTATTTGCGAGGTTAAGTGAATTTGATTTAAATTTATGGGAATTTGACAAAAATAAATGGGATAAGTTTTTTTTCTCGTCTGGCATGTGGTATGGTTATTGGATGGCTCAAAAGGATGTAAGAGAAATTATAGAAAAATTTGAAAATTTTGAAATAGAAGAAGAGGAAGAAATAGAAGAAGAGGAAGAAATATAAAAAAGGGGTGGACTATGAACCAAACAAATATAATTAAAAAATATTTTAAAGAATGGATTGAGCTTAATGAGCCTTTTGTAAGTTTTATTCAAAATGGAGATACTTATTGGGATTTTAATAGTTGTATATGGGGTAAACAAGGAGATAGCAAGCTTGTTGCTGTTGCAGAAGGAAATAAAAAAATTTTTTTGGAAATGGGGTTTAAGATTGTAGATACACATAGAGGAGTTGTTTTATTAGAAAAATTATAAAAATCAAAAAGGAGGTAAGACTATGTCAAAGAAAAGTGTTTATTCAAACGCTAATCCATTTTTACTTGAACATATTAAAAAGACTAAGACTCAAAAAAGGGGGTGTGATCATGGTAAAGAAAAATAAAAAGGCGTATATCATTTCAGAGATCAATGGGATAGTGCAAATAGGGAACACAGTATATGAACTCCCGACAGGGAAGTCTTGGAAGGCTTCTCTAAAGAACACAAAAAGAAAACCTGTATATGAAGTTTCTGAAAAATCATGGGAAGGGGCAAGGGAAGCTTGGCGGAAACATATCAAAAACAAAAATTTTTGAAAAGGACTTAAGTAAAAAAAATAAGGAGGTGTGACTATGAGAAAGAGCTATTATTATGGGGCGAACAAATTTTTGCTTGAGCATATTAAGAAACCGAAAAGAAAATTGACTATGAATGAAATTGTATGGGTTTTGCTTGTTATAAGTGTGTTTTTAAATTTAATATTGGGCTGGGGCTTTTGGAAGTGGAGAGAGCTTGTGATGTTATGCATAGGGCAATGATGTGTCAAGGATTTGACATCTTGACTTTTTTAAAAATTTTGATAATTTTGTAAAATAAAACTATGAAGGAGAAGGATTTAGAAACAGTTAACTTTCTTGCTAAGCATAACCGAGCTTCTTTTATTTTAAAACTTTACAAAAAGGGGTGTTTATGAAGAGGGATATGCTTGGGAGTTATGGAAAGTTTCCAGAGATGTGTCTTGAGCGGTTAGTTGAGCGAGCAATTGAAGAGGGAAAGCTGTTTGAGTTACTATTTACCGAGGAAGGGAGGAGGCTTTGGCAAGGATGGAGAGAAGACCAAATCAGAGCATTAGTAATGCAAAAGTTAAAAATTAAGAAGGGTAAGTTATGAAAGTAATATAAAATGAGGCGATAGGGGTATTGACTTTTTTAAAATTTGTGGTATAATAGAATAAACTCTTAAAGGAGGTGTGTTATGAAAGACAGAAGAAATTTTGTTTTTAGGTTAAGCGAGCCGTTACAGCAACGGATTACTCAATTTCTAACTCAAACAAACTGTTCTCTTGCTCATTTGATAGATGAGGCAATGGATAGAGCGTTGGATAAGTATTCAAAATATTTGACTAATGAGATTACTGGGGTTAATGCATTATGGAAACGGAATACAAAGGTTTTACGGCTTGGGTCCTCTGTAGATAGAGAACTTTATAGGCAAATGCTTAAGATTAGTGAATTGACTGGTCGTTCGGTTGCTGATTTGATTAAGGAAGCGATCTGGGAAATAATTAATGAGGAGGAGGGGAGAGATGTTTAATACATTGAAGCTTTTATATGATGTTGTGAAGCATAATGATTTTGAAGAGCTTGTGAAAAAATGGAAAGAAAGGTTTTTGAAGTTTTATGCGATTTTTGATTGTGATAGGTCTGAGTGGGAGCGAGTATATAAGACATGTTTATATTTAGAAACGCTGTATGGATCTGAGTTGGCCAGGAGTTATTTGTTTGGTGATACGAGATTGGAAGTTAAGATGAGAGAAGAAAGTGCAGTGGGGGCATTGTTAAGTGAGGCAATTGAGTATTATGTAATATTGAAAAATATAACTAAAGATGAATTATTGAATGAACTTGACAAATGTATAGAAAAATTAAAGGAGAGGTAAAAATGACTGATATTCAAATGATTGAAGAAAGGAAGGAGCTTACGACAGCCGATAAAATTGTTCAAGTGGCCAAGCAGGTGCTTAAACCGTCAGATTTTGCAAAGATTAAAACAAAGATTGGTGAGATTATTGAGATAAAGCGTGATGGAATACTTAATCTATTAAGCAGTTTGCCAGTTGGATATAATTTTAGAATAATTGAAAGAGAAATAACTGAAGATTATGCTCTTGTTAGGGTAGAGCTTGAAGTGGTGTTCCCGAATGGTATCATTAGACGAGGTGAGGGTGTAGGAGTTTGTGAGCGGGCAGAGCTTAAGGGGATTGATAATTTACATAATTTATTGACTAAGGCTGAGACAAGAGCAATGAAGAGAGCAACCGAGGTTTGTCTGGGTGCAGTGATAAATACGGTGATAAAGGAATTGTTTGATAAGAAACCTGATAAGAAACCTGATAAGACAATTGAAGAGGTAATGAAGTAATGTATTCACGGATTGGTTGTAGAAGTTGGATAAAAGCAAGAAAAAAGGCCCTGGCGGTAGGGTATTTATTAGGGTATCAGTATTATGGATGTGGTTGTTTTATTGCTTTGAAGATACCGAAAGCTGAGATGTTGCGAACAAAAGGGATTGTTTATTTGGACTGGGATAAGTGGAGGGAGTATTTAGAAGATGAAGTGAAAGATTGGACTAATGATGAATTGTTCTGGTGGTATAATATTTGGAAGTATAAGTATTTGAAGCAAAGGTATTTATTCATAAAAGATTGGGTGAAGGAAAAAGCAAGTTTTTTACCGAGGGTGGTTCAGAGGCGTCTTGCGGGGTCTTTGATTAAAAGATTGAGTTATCAAGGGGTTAAAGTTAATTTTACTCCGTTTGGTGTTTATGTTCAAAAGGAACTTGAACCGATGTTGTATCAATTGATATACAGTTCAAAAATTATAAAGGAGGTTAGAGATGAAGGCACAGGAATTGAAACAGCTTATTAGTTTGCAAGAACAAGAGACATATTGTCCGAAGCACACACCACCAACTGAGTTATGGCATCCATGTGAGCGTAGATTGGTTCTTATGAGGCAGACGCCATTACCAGTTAGACAGGCTAAGAAGTTTTTTGATGTAGGGAATGAATTTGAAGAGGTCGCATTGAAAAGGTTGTTAAAGGTAGTTCCAGTTAAGGCTTATCAATTGCCCGTGATAGATGAGGAGCTTGATATCAAAGGGATTGTAGACATAGTTCTTGAAAACGGAGATTTCATAGAGGTTAAAAGCACTGCTAATGAACAAGTTCTTGATAGTTTTGGTCTTTACGATAATCAATTAACTAAGAAATATTACTATCAGATGCAAGCTTATATTCTCTTGCTAAAGAAAGAACATGGGGTATTCTATGTAATTGACAGGCGGACTGGAGAGGATCATTTCTTTGATGTAGAGAAAGACAAAGCGGTTATTGAAGAAATTATTGAGCGAGCTATCCATGTTAAGGAACATTTACAGAAAGGAACTTTACCTAAGACAATTGAGCAGTATGATTTGTGTAGAGCTTGCCCTTTTTATAACCAATGTTATCCTGAAGAGGCAAAGATTTCTGTTAGAACGGTAGAAGTAAGTCCTGATTTTATGAAGAAACTTGAAATTTATTACGCTATTAAAGCAAAGCTTAAACAATATGAGCAATTGGAAAAGGAATTAAGGGAAGAACTAAAAGAATGGGATGCAGGAACCTATAAGATTGGTGATAAAATCATTAAAATAACAGAATACCAACGAGCGTTTTACAATATACCTGACGAAATTAAGAAACAATATGTTGAATACAAGACTTTGAAGAGAATTTCCTTATAGGAGGTGTGGAATGTTTA